TTGTTAAATACATTAGAACATCAAAACAATTAAAACAAATCCAAAATAAACCACAAAGATTAGATTATGAAATTCTTGAAATAAATGAATTAGAAGAAATTGAAAAAATACCAGAAACTAAAGAATTATTGCCTTATAAGAAGAATAGATTTTTGCTTACTAGAGCAGAAAATAATTTCTATAAAGTTTTAAAGCTTGCATTAGAAGATAATTATGTAATATGTCCTAAAGTTAGGCTAGCTGATATTATTTATGTATATGGTTCAGACAATAGACAATCATATTTCAATAAAATTCAATCAAAACATATAGATTTTTTAATATGTAATGATATTTATTTAAATCCTTTATTAGCAATAGAATTAGATGATAGTTCTCACTCGAGTAAATATAGAATTGAAAGAGATGAATTCTTAGATGATGCTCTTGAAAGTGCTGATTTACCAATTTTAAGATTTAGGGCCAGTTATTCATATAGTCCTAATTATATTAAGGAAAAAATACAAGAAGTATTAAAAAAAGAAAAAGTTAGTTAATTTTTAAGACTTAATCGTAAATAACGATTAGGTTTTTTTTATATTAATATTAGTTGAAAGATTTAGTAAAAATGGTATAATAAAACCAAACACAAGTTCGCATTTTGCCACTGGTTTATAAAGAATAGAGATTCAAGGGGGCAACAATGAACACATTAAAGAAAGAATTAAAAGAATTGCTTAAGAAAAGTTATATAACAAATAAAAACAAGCTTAAAGATAATATAAGAAAAAATTAATTACCCTCAAGCTTGTTAGTCATTTCAATAAAAGCTTCAATTTCTCTTAAAATTTTTTCTCTTTTCTCCGGGGTGAGTTCTTCTCCCGGTTTTATTTTACCCTTCTTTATATATATTTCAATGATTTCATCAGCTAATTTATCAGCTTCTTCATCAGTTAAATAGCCATCAACTTCATTAGGATTGTTAGTTCTGCCAAGTAAGTAATCAACAGAAACATTGAAATAATCAGCAATAGCTTTTAAAGTATCTTCATCTTTAGGAAACCTCTCATTTGTCTCGTAATATCCTATAGTTCTACTAGAAATATTTAGTATTTCACCCAATTTTTTTTGAGATAATCCCTTTTCTGTTCTTAATTTTTTTAATTTATCCCCAAATCGCATATTTTGTTCCTCCTTACAAGTATAATATAACAAAATTAATAAAAGATAAATAATTAAGAATAAAATATTCTTAAAAAGTGTTGACAAGAACAAACTATTCGTATAATATATAATTATCAAGAACAAAATATTCTTAAATCAAAATTTAAGAATAAATAATTCGCAAAGATTTCAAGGGGGAGAAAAAAATGATTACAACTGAACAAAAATTTGAGGTATGTGAAGCAATATTAGAATTTGCGGAAAAGAAAGGAATAGAATACGAGGACGCAGTTGATATGTTTATGGAAGTACTAAACTATGAGAGTGGTGACAGAAGATGAGATTTTATGAAGGAATGAATCCAAAGGCATTGATTTTAGTTCTAGAGTCAATAAAAAGAAAAGGTCAAGCATATAGAGGAGAGAAAATGGAAGTTATAAAAGCACTATGCAATCAAGGATATACAATGGAGGAATTGCAAAATATATGGGCTAATGCTCCGATGTAGAATAACAAGGTGGTGATACCATAATTGAAATAAACAAAGAAATTTGTAAACTTGCAATTTCTTGGTTAGCTTTCGTTATTTTAAATTTAATTGTTATAGACGGAATGAATTTTAAGAATATATACCAAATAAAGGGTTTTAAAAACAAATTATTTCAATGCTTAAATTTCGTATTCGTATTATTAATTAAAATCCTAGATATAACATCTCCGTTAATATTTTTTTGTATAGCTTTGCCATATGGTTCTGTAAAAGCAGGAATAAAGGACATAGATTATTTTCACAAATTTGCTGAACCGTCATATTATTTATATTTACTTTTATTTAGTGTATATTGTGGATTAAAACAATGTATTAAGAATGTAGTAAGCAATAGAAATAATAAGGAAAATAGTTGCTTTAATTCTTTTTTTTAACAGGGACAAATAAAGCTAATGACCAAAAGATGATGAATGTAATTATTGTTTGAATAAGATTATATTTAAAAACAAATAAGCTTAATAAATCATTTGAGAAATCTGTAAAAGATGGTTTGTACCCTTGTAAAATTTTAAATATTGTATCTATAATTGGCATTGTGAAACACCTTCTAAATGTTTTTTTTAGAAGTATTGTACCATAATTTAATTAAGTTTTAAAACTGAGTAAAAACAGTGGAGCGTAGGGTTTGCCCTAATCTCCCTTAAACAATAGGTGGTGATACTATAAATTGGAAAGGTTAAAGTTTTACATTACTGCATTTGTTAAATCTGCTTTTGAAATTTTGTTCTTAACATCTGCAAGTGGTTTTATAATGTTTAACACTATTAAAGGTGAAATATTGAATAAGGATTTAATGCTAAGGGTTGTTGCCAGTAGTATCTGTTCCGTAATATATGCTTTAGGATTGTATTATTTAATAGTATTGTTAATTGGGTTGTTATTTAGGAGAAAGCATATTCAATAATTTCATTAAAAGTTCAATTGGTTTAACTTTGATTATTATAGTAATTATTATAAAAGCTGCAATTATTAATAGTCCAATACTTGAGTTAAAATTTTTGATTCTCAAATATAACACCCTTTCTGAAGCTGTATTATTAAAAAATTATAACATATAAGGAAAGATTTACAAATACAAAAAATAGCCTTTGGAAAATAAGGTGGTGATACTATTAAAAATTTGAAAGTTATTAGTAAGGCAATGATTAAAGCATTAAAGCCATTAGCATTTATTGTTTCAAGTGTTTATGTGTTAATTATATGTCTTGGTAATTATGGGGGCAGTATTGAATTTATCGCAAATGTATTAGATATGTATACAGTTGAAATGTTTGAATTAATCTTGTTTTATTATTTGCTTATCAGTTGTGGACAGTTATTAATTGAATTGATTAAAGAAATTAAAAGTATATATATAAGCAAAAAACTAGGAAATAAATTAATCTCCTAGTATGTTGAAGAAGAATTATAATATTAGGAGGAATAGGGAAATGACATATCCCACAGAAGAAGCGAAGCTGATAAACCACATTAACAGTACATATGACATTAAAAGGTATAAAACAGAAAACTGTAAGCATATGGCACTTGGAAAAATCATAACTGACAAGCTTACAGGAAGAAGAACGCTAATCTGCTATGACTTATTAAATCAAAGGATAATTGAAAAGAAATTAAATTAATAGGGGGTGGTTATATTGATATGTCCTCATTGTGGTCAATGTATTTATGAAGATGATTTAGAAGATGATATTGATATTAAGAATGAAGATTATTTAATGGAAGATATGGATTTCGAATTAGAAGAAGATGATTTGAATACGTATGATGAATTTGAAGAAGAAATAGAAGAATTTAATGAAAAAAGAAGAGGACTTTTTGATATGGATTTAAATAATGAAATAGATTTAGATTATATTGATAAGTTTTAAATAAGAAAAAAGGAGGAAAAAGTAAATGTATGTAATTGCAGAATTTAGAGGAAGAACAGAACCAAAACAAGTAAAAAAGGACATAGTATTATGTCATACTCAATTCCTTATTGAAGGAAAAAACTTTGACAGAACAATAGGACTTACAGCCTTCAATGAAGATGTAAAAAAGGTTCAGCAGCTTAAGAAAGGACAAATAGTGATTTTGGAATTTAACCAAAGATTCAAAAATGGATATCTAAATTCCACATATATAAATCACATAGCAGACGACAAAAAAGTTGCTCAATTTCAGCAGATAGTAAACTTTAGCGAAAAAGTTCCTAGTTAGGTGATAACATGCCGACAATAGCACTAGCAGGTTTTGCAGTAGGATTAAGAAAATCATTATCAGAAAAGGACTATTGTGTCTTAGATTTAATGCAGTTTGGAGATAATCAAAAGCCTAGTGAAGTGATACAACTTATATCCTACGATAATGAAATAAATAACTGGCTTAACAATAACTATAACAATGGAGAAATAAAAGCAATATCTACCATATGCTATGAAACAACAGGAAAAAGAGGTTTGCTATACAGCCTTGAAAAAATAGACTACTTTGGTGGAGTTGGACAAGTAGGGGCAGTAACAATAAATCTCCCAGAAAGGCTGCTAGATAAAGTTAAACAAGAAAAAGATGTAAATGAGTTAGTAGCAAATTTATTAGAGGAGCATTATAAGCAGAAGGAGCAGGTGCAAGATGAAGCATAGGATATTATTAATAACTATAATGATAATAGCTTTAAGCAGTTCAATGATTTATGCTAGTGAGCCTTCTCCTTCATCAGATGTAAATGTATATGTAGATATGGATTCAGTAGTAGATGAACTAGTAAAGATACAAGAGCAAATAGCAGAAATACAAACAGAAATAGACGATAATGAGCAGTATTTAATATCAGTATCAAAATATATGATATTATCATTCTTTGTAATATCCATAACAGCAGGGTATTACATAGGATATTCACTAGCAAAAACTAAAATAGGAAGGTAATAAAATGGGTTGGTACTTAGATTTTGTAGAAATAATTATATATTTATTAGTAATGGTTATGATGTATCATCTGTTATTTAACGGACTATTCTGGTTCGTATCAGATGGCAAAGATGTTCAGAAGGTAGAGGTAATAAACTATGGAAATAACAAATGATTTAAGCTATTTTCTATATTCCATACTTTTAGGCTTATTCGTAAGTATGGTGAAATCAATATTTAATTAGGTGATTATATGAAAAAGTTGGTTTTATTGTTGACAATTTTATTAGTTTTTAATTTATTAGGTATTCAAAGTTTTGCAATTAGTTATATTGGACTTTTGGATTCTGAAAGTTATACAATGTCACAAAGTAATGTGAGATATGAACTTAGTAGGATTGTAGATAATGTTGCAAATGATTCTTGGAGTAATGGTTGTGGATTTGAAGTGGGTTCATATATTGACTTTATTTTCGATGAAATTCAAGATATTGATTCTGTTGTGTATGATACTTCTATGGATTATAATATGAAGATTATTTTTTATGGTGAAAATGGATTGGTAATTTATGAAAAATCTTTACCTGGAGCAGCAAGTGGAGGGTCTATTAATGTTCAAGTGGAAGGAGTTAAAAGAGTTAGGTTGTATCGATATTCTGGTTCTGGTCGTTCATTATTTGAAGAAATAGATTTTACTCCGATGCTTCCTAAGATGGGTGATTTAGTATGTACATATGATACCGCTATAAGCAAAATAAATTTATCATGGAATGATTTAGGAGAAGGTGTAACCTATAAGTTATATCTTAACAATAATTTAATAGAAACTTTTGACAATAGTACATTAAATTATACTATTAATAATCTTACATCAAATACAACTTATGAAATAAAGATTATTGCTAGTAAAGAAGGTTATAGAGATGCAGTATTTATTGACAACATAACAACTTTGAATTACTTTTCATTTTCACCGACTAATACAGATTCAAATGTCGGTGATACGTGGATAAATGTTAAATGGGATGAAGTAAGTGAAGCTATAGGTTATCAAGTACAAATTGATGATGGAGAAATAATTAATGTTAATGATTTAAGTTATAGATTTGAAGAATTGCAATCAGATACAAGCTATACAGTAAAGATTAGAACTGCTTTTGAAGGTGATTTATATTCAGACTGGACTATAATAAATGCAAAAACATTACTGCCACCAGAAGTACCTCCATATAAACCCGATAGTCTTGAAATACTTCAAGTTGATACTGATTCTGTAAAAGTTAAAGTATCAGACACTTTATACGCAGATAGCTACATATGGTACTTGAATAATAATATGGTAGCAGAAACAACAGAAAGAGAATACACATTTACAGGGCTTAAAGAAAATACAAGCTATTCAGTTGCCTGTAGAGCAAAAAATGAATATGGAGAATCTCGTTTTCCAGTATCAAGACTTGTTAAAACTTTAGAGATACCTAAGCCAAAAGTGACAAGTGTAAGCACGCAAAATGCAGGATATTCAGCAGGTGGTGGACTTATAAAGCAGGTAACATGGGATAGCGAAAATGTAGAAGAAGGTTTTGAACTATATGTAGATGGTGCTTTAGTAGGTGAATACGACGCATTAACAAATGAAGCCGCTTTAAACTTTGAGGAATTAGGACTTGAAGATGGATATCATGACATTGAGATAAGACCAAAGGACGCTGATGGAGTAGGGTACAAAGTAAGAATAACTAATCAAGGAACTGATAACGAAGATATGGACCAAGTTGTTGGATTTATGGATAAAGCACTTCAAGTAATAAAAAAAGGTGGTATATATTTTTTAATAATACTTATATCCTTTGGTTTATCAATGTTTGGAGCACAGTTTTTATTCAATAAATTTAAACTAAGCCTTGTAACAACAACACCGGAGCAGCTAGAAGCAGAACCAGATGAAGCAATGTCAGTAGACTTTAAAAAGAAAGACGGAATGGATAAACAGTTTAAAGAAATAGCAGACAGGGCAGAAGATGGATACTTTAGGAATAAAAAAGAGAATATTAGATTTGACAAGAACATAAAACAGGAAAATAAAGAAGCAAAGGTTATAACAAGATATGTACCAAAATACCGAATGAAAAATAAAACTGAAATGGTTGTAAAGGTATCAGCAGGATATAGAAATATAGATCTTGGAGATTTAGACAATTACCTTAAATATGCAAGAATGAATGAGTATGATAAGCAGCTAATTAAAAATGCTGTTGAGGATTGGAAAAAGAAATCTAACTTTAATAAGTTTGTGCATATAAGTTCAAACAATAAGAAATTGACGTTAGGTGGTTACAAGATGAAGGAAGAAAAGAAACCTATAGAAGGAGGTGTTAAGAACAATGTGAAAAAGACAGAGGAAGAAGTTATAAGAGAATATGAAAATAAGATATTAAACTTAGCTAAAAATAAAACCACTTAACGAATAAAAATAAAAATTTAATTTAAGGAGGAATTAGAAACATGAAAAATATTTTATCAAAAATTAAAAACAACAAAAAACTTACTGTTATGACATTAGCATTAACAATGGCATTATCAAGTGCTAGTATGTGTTTTGCAACAGGAGCAAATACAGGAAATGCTGACCTTGATACTTTGATTGGAAATATGGAAAGTGGATTAACTTCCATTAAGACAGGAGGATTGTACATAATTGGAGCAGTAATAGTAATTGCAGTTGTTTTCTTAGGTGGAAGATGGCTATGGAATCTATTTAGAAGCTGGTTATCAAGGGCAGCATAGAAATAGAAACCATAACCTAATAAATAAGCGTAATTATAGTATAACAAAGTTGGGTGGTTTTATGAATATAAAAAAAATATTTTTAGTGGGGTTGCTTGTGATAAGCAACCTCTTACTAAATACTATTCTTTTAAATAAAGTCTATGCAGAACTAAACTATTACAGAAGTGAACTAGACATAACAGAAGATGGATATATAAGATTTGGAGACAGTGAACATCCACAAGACAGTTATAATTCAATATCCTTTGATATTGATGAAACTTCTATAAGTTCCCATTGGGTTAATATACTTTTCTATGTTGATGAGCCAGGACTAATTGAAGATAGAGATGTAGATAAATTCTTAATTTTAGGAAATGGGAAAATAATAGAAGAAGTATATCTTCAATATGAAAAAAAAGAAGATGGAACCTCTGGCCCAACCTATGAATACTTAGTAAAGCCTAGTTCAACAGAATTTATAGGCAGTCAAGTAGATTTTCAGATTGTAGCAGTAGATGTAGAAGAAGTAATGGGGAAAACCTATCAATATGCAGTAGCATGGTCTGAAATATCTAATGTCTATCAATTTGACCCATTACCTGTAAGAGATAGTGAAGCAATAGAAGTATTATACTCTATTCTTTCTAAACTCCAAGAATTATGGAATAAGCTTAAAAATATAGAAGGCTTGCTTTCAAAAATATCTGATCAGATAGAAACATTACTCACACCTAGTGAAGAAGCAATGCAAAGATTTGAAAATGCTCAAAATCAATTATGGGAGAAAATGCCTAATAAGCAGGTGTCTGATAAAGCTAATGAAATAACAAATATGTTTGATGAAACTAAATCAATGCTAGATGAACCAGAATCACAATTACAATTTGGAGAAAAAAGAGATTGGTTTGGAATAGGAGTAGATGTATACCTATTTGACTTAACTGGATTTGAACAGCAGGTTAGAATGTTTAGACATTTATTGAGTGCTGTAATATGGATAGAATTTTTGTTTTTCTTACTATTCTACTTAGCACCAAAATTTGATATATAAGGTGATAAAATGCATGCTATAGATGGTATTTTTAACGCTGTAAGTGGATTTATGGAAAAGGTGGCAAGCTGGATACCCTCATTTAATATTCCATGGGAGACTTTCTTTAATAAATGGGGGCTTGTAGGATATTACTTGAGAATGGCAAATGTATTATTTCCAGTTGATGACCTATTGACCATAATGGGTTTAGTAGTAACATTCCTAAGCATACTAATGATTTTGTGGGGAATAAAGTTCTTAAAAGACATGATTCCATTTATATAGGAGTGGTTAAATGAAGAAGCTGAAAATAGATAATAAGCACCTATTTATTTTATTTAACATTTCAGGTGTTGTTATATTTCTTCTTGGGGGTGCAAAACTTTTGGCAATAATAACTGCACTGATAATGGGTTTTCTTATTGGAAAGTATCTTGAAAAAGTATTTCAGATAGTAAAGGACTATAGACTAATGCAAAAGGTTAACAAAATAAACTATAGTCAAATTGAGATTGAAAATATAAAGAAGGAAAATGAAGAATTAAAGAATTTGATATTAAGAATAAATAGAACTCAAAATACCAATGTACCGCCAGTAAAACAAAGCAATATATATGATGAACTTGAAAAGTTTGAATACAATCCAAAGATAAATTATTAATTTTAACGAGTGGGGGTGACAGGTTCGGGGGGTGATTCACACGCTCCTCGAGCCTGTCACTCCCCACGAAGTAAAATATAAAGAAGTAAAATATAAAAAGGGTGATTAATAAGTGATTGAAATAATAACAGGGCTTCCCGGCTTTGGAAAGACTTTAAATGCAACCAATATGGCATTAAAAGCAATGAAAAGAGGGAAAAAGGTTTACGCTAATTACCCAATAAAGGGTGCAGAATATGTTGAGGACCCATTTCTACTCTTTGGAAGGGTGAAAAACGCACTAATAGTAATTGATGAAATGTCAATAGTCTTTGACAGTTTAAAACTATATCAGATACCTAACAGGGTATGGATAGAACTTAGGCAGCACAGGCATGACGGAGTTGACATATTGGGAACTGCTCAAAGTATATCAGATGTAGCCTATCCAGTAAGAAGATTAATCCAGTTTGAGTATAACATATTTTTTAAGGCTCTAAGGCTTTGTGTGGTGCATGTAAGATGCCCTCAACCACGTGGTGACCAATATGGAAAAAGAATCTGGATATTAAAAAAGAAGATATGGGATTATTACGATACAACATTTAAAATACAAAAAATGAAAGATGAAGAATTGAGCGAGAATCCCTTAGAAGTTGAAAATAATTATAAACAGTTTACAGAACTTCAAAATTCCCTTATGTTTCAAAGTCTAAGGGGGCTGAAATGACTAGGGATAAGGTAAGCGACTTATTAAAGATTATAGCCATATTAACCATGTTAATTGACCATATAGGGGCTGTATTCTTCCCTAACCTATTGATATTTAGGATAGTTGGTCGCTTATCATTCCCTATCTTTGCTTATCTTTTAGTCCTAGGGTATTTTCGTACAAGCAACCTAAAAAGATATATAGCTAGATTATTGATATTTGGAATTGTATCTCAAGTTCCCTATACTTTATTGTTTGGGCTTAGATTAAATATATATTTTACATTAATAGTAGGTTTATATTTCATTTATTATTTAGATAATATGACATCTAATATTTATGATAATAGGTTTCTAATTTTATTATGTACTATGCCTTTAACTTTAGTATCAGATTATGGATTATATGGAGTTTTTACAATAGTACTATTTTTTTACTATTTAAGTGAAGATGTAGAGTTTAATAGAAAGCATTTGATTATATTTTTTACATTAACAACATTAATTTATTCAATAATTACAGGAGCATATATACAGTTATTTTCAATATTGTCATTGTATATAATCTTGAATCTTAAATTGAAGCTAAGCTGTAAATTAAGGCTTAATAAGTACCTAGCATATTCAATTTACCCAATCCATTTAACAATATTTTACATATTTAAAGTAATTGCATAAGAATGTATATCTTGTATAAATATACAGAGACATCAAAACCATACCCCTTAAACCCTTGCAATTGCTTTTTGCTAGACGCCTTTTAGAATTGCTTTAAACGTGAATAAAAGCATATATCCATATAATAACATTATGTATCTAGAAATGCCTAAAATGCGCCTATAATCGCTTATAGAAAGTATTTAAAATTTAAAACTCAATAAAAATGGCTAAAAAACAATACTAAAAATGGAAATATACATCTTATACATTTATATAAATTACCATGAGCGTAGTAAAAAAATAACTAGGGTACAGGGAAATGTGACATATAGAGCGTGGTAAAAAGTTTGACGGCTCCTGTTAGGTGTCTGAGGACCAGTAAACTGCGTATAGGGTATATAGTGACGATTAGCCGAGGGCTCGCAGGCGTGCAATATCTATGATGAAGCTATATTTTGTAAAACTTTAGCTTTTGTTAAATTAACTCTGCGGGTTTAATTCTTTTGGTATGCTATTTGCTAAATCGCGTCTTAAGTGCCCTATTCTATCATTGATAGAGAAGTATAGCTATTCAACATTAAAAAAAGGTTGTGAGTATATGAGAAGAATCATTAAGCGTAAATATTACTTCTGTATGTGTTGCAGAGAGTGGATTATAGAGGACGATATGGTTAGTTGGAATTGTAAAACCAAGAAAGGTTTTTGTCGTGAATGTGATAAAAATTTTACATATGAAGAAAAGAGAGAAATTGAGGAAGTGGGCTTTTATCAAGGAGAACAATTATCTTTTTTTGCTTAGATAAAGCTTATCCCCCCTCCTTACTAACAGGGGGGGCAGTAACGCCAACCCTTAAAACAAAAATTCTCTAGACCCTAGAGAATGACCCCAATAGAAAGGATTTGATAGTATGTTTATCCCTAATATAGATACCTTAATAGCAACTATAGACATAGAGGATTATGATATAAGAGCATATGCTTTGCTTTTGACACTAGAAGAACTTAAAGAAGAAGCAAAAAACAAGTTAAAAGAAAGCATTGCAAGTAAAGTTCAAGTGAAAATAGGAAACATGACCTTTGAAGTATTACCTAATGGGTCAAGGCATCATGCATATATACTACATAATGACTTATACGAGGTTAAATTAGCTAGATATAGAAGCAGTAGCGGAGATTCATACCCTGTATTTGTAAAGATAAAATCAGCATGTCTTTGGTCTAAAGGGTATAGAAAGGCATGGGAAGATATTAAAAGCTTTATAAACAAGTATGTAGGAGAAGTATTAACTAATAAAATATCTAGACTAGATATATGTTGTCATACCGACGAATTACAATTAACATCAAGTGATATAGATAGATTTTCAGGTAAATTTAGAAGTGATGAAATCTACAGGAGTGACAGAAAACTATCTGGCTTTACTTTTGGAAGCGGAAAAAATAAAAATGTATTTTGCAGAATCTATAATAAAACTTTAGAAGTAAAGCAAAAGAGGCAAAAAACATGGTTTTTTGATATATGGGAAAAACAAAATATGGATATAGAAAATGTATGGAATGTTGAATTTCAGCTAGGAAGAAAATTCTTTAAAAAACATGAAATTGAGACAGTAGAGAAGGCTTTTAAACAATTAAAACCAATGTGGGAATACTGTACTACCCTATGGATTACAATGAGAGATTTAACCAATACAAGAAAAGACAGATGTGATATAAACGAAACTTGGTTAAGGCTTCAAGATACTTTTAAAAACTTTGAGGGTAAGGAGTTAATAACTAGAGATAAGCAGTTGGAAAGAGAATCAGAGGTCCTTATTCCTTCGATAATGGGATATCTGACTACATATTCAGCTAGAAGCAATATAAAGGACTTAGGTGACAGTTTAATGAATGTGATTAATAAAGGTCTTAATTATTTAGAAAATGCTAAAAAATCTAATTTCACAATAGAGGTAGCAAAGAAACAATCATTGTTAAAGGAATGCTGAATATATTTATTATAAAGATTCATAAAGGGGGCTTGATATTAATATGAAAAAGAAAGAGTATGAAGTGATTAGAGAATTTTCCAAAACAAAAACTTTAGAAGAAATATTAATTAGTCTTTTAAGAGAAAGGCTTTCTAAGGAAAAATATGCATGTTAATAGGTGAGAAACATGTTTGATGATATAGATGTAAAATACAAGGATTTTAAAGTAGGGATATACTGTAGATTATCAAGGGAAGATGAAGGAGACTATCAATCGGAATCAATAAAAAATCAAAAAGACTATTTGATAAAATACGTTTTAGAAAAAGAATGGACTATAGCAGATATATATATAGATGATGGATATACAGGAACTAACTTTGATAGACCAGACTTTCAAAGACTTATAAATGATATAGAGAAGGGAAAAATTAATTTAGTTATAACAAAGGATTTAAGTAGATTAGGCAGGGACTATATAAGTACAGGCTATTATTTAGAAAAATATTTTCCTGAGAATAATGTTAGATACATAGCTGTTAATGATGCAATAGATACATATAAAAATAGTGCAGGTAATGATATTTCACCTTTTAAATCAGTAATAAATGATATGTATGCTAAGGATATATCAGTTAAAGTTAGGAGTACATTAGATACTAAGAGAAAAAAAGGTAAGTTTATAGGGGCATTTGCTCCTTTTGGTTATAGAAAGAGTAAAGACGATAAGAACAAATTAGAAATTGATGAAGAAACAGCACCAATAGTAAGGAGAATATTTCATCTGTATCTAAATGGTTGTGGAATTAGTAAAATAGCACATATTTTAAATGATGAAGGTGTAATATGTCCTACACAATATAAGCAAAGAACAACAAATTACAAAGGAACAGTAATTAAAAGCCTGTGGAATCATAATACTGTAAGAACAATACTTAAAAATCCTACATATATGGGCTGCTTAGCTCAAAATAAATATAAAAAAGTCAATTATAAGTCTAAAAAGCTAAGGACATTGTCGGATAAAGAATGGATTATAGTAGAAGATACACATGAGCCTATAGTAAATAAAAAAATATTCTTAGATGTTCAAGAAATGATGAAAAGAAAATATAATAAGGAATATAAAGGAAGGAAATCTAACAGGCTTTTTTCAGGATTTGTTTATTGTGGAGACTGTAAAGCTTATATGACCTATACTAAAACATCATCAGAACTATACTTGATTTGCTCAACCTATAAAAGATATACTTCAAAATATTGTTCAAGACATGGAATTAAAGAAAAGGACTTGAAGCAATTAATAATTGAAGATATTAAAGCTTTATCCGAATACGTAAATAGTAATAAACTTGTAAAAGCAGCAAATGAAGAAACAAAATTTGATTTAAGAAAAGAATTTAATAATCAAATTCAAAAATTAGATAATAGAATTAGAGAATTGAAAACTATTATTAATACTTTATATACCGATAAAGTAAAGGGTTTAATAAATGAGGAAGAATTTTTAGAGATGAAGAAGGATTTTAGCATTGAAAAGGAGAAATTACAAAATAGATATGATAATATTAAAATGCGACTTAATGAATATGAAAAGGACAAAAAAGAATCAGAAAGAATAAGCAATATAGTAAACAAGATAATGAATATGGAAGAATTGGATAGATATGCTTTAGAGCAATTAGTAGATAAGATAGAAATATTTGAAGATAAGAAGATTAAGATACATTATAATTTTATTAATCCAATAAACTGATGAATATATTATATTTCTATGGTAAAATAAATTTAACTTATCCCAGCTAAGTAGTAAAATTTTAAAATACAAGTGAGGATAGAATATGGCACAAAAGAATTTATGTGAGATCAGAAATAAATTAAAACCAAAATTAAATAGGATTGTTTCATTTTATAATATCAAGCTCATGTATGTATTTGGTTCCTATGCTAAGGACAAAAATAATAAAAATAGTGATTTAGATATTGCTGTACTCTTAGAGAAAGAATACAATCCTATTGTTAAATTGAATATTATTGGAGATTTAGTAGAAATCTTTAAAAGAGACGATATTGACCTGGTGATTTTAAATGATGCAAATCCAGTATTAAGACATCAAATTATTAAGCATGGCAAAATTCTATATGAAGATAGCGAAGAAACCAAGGTGAATTTTGAAGTTAAAGTTTTAAAGGAATATATGGATATGGAGCATTTTAGGAAAACACAGATGAAATATATTAATCAGTGGTTCCACACATTGGAGGATGAAAAGCTATATGACTAAAAGTATTTTAGAAGTAATACAATTAAAGATAAAGGAATTACAAAAAAATTTAATTCTATTAAAATCGGTATCGGATAATATAAACGAAGAAAACTTAAAGGAAGATATGATAAAATATTGGGGAATTGAAAGAGGACTGCAAATATCTATAGAATGTATTATAGATATTTCAAATATTATAATATCTTCACTAAATATGGAAAAGCCAGATACATATAGAGAAAGCATTTTATTTTTAGAAAAAGAAAAAATATTACCAAAGGAATTTGCTAAGAAAATAGCAAATATGATTTCATTCAGAAATATACTAGTACATGATTATATGAGAGTAGATGAAAGAATCATGATTGATATATTAAAAAATCATCTTGGGGATT